TTTGGTGGTGGCACAGGAACAGAAGTAGTAGGGCAATTTGCTGGAAGTGGACTTCTTGAATTTGATGTTCTTATTACAGCACTTGCCGTAAATAATAGAATTGCAATAATTGATGCTAGTGCATCTGGAACATTATCTGTTGGTTCAATTTCTGTTATTGAACAAGTTGGTGAAGTTGAAACTGCATCTGTAGTCACAAGTACGACAACTTCTCCAAATGATGTAATCGTATTTGATTGCACTTGGGTCGCTGATCCAACTTATGGTGATGTTGTTGTTGCAACTTATGATAGCGCGACTGGCGATTATACAGATTCATCTGTTCTTGAAGCAAGTGGGATAGAGTTAAATCCTGATGCTGGTTTTGATTCTCCAATGGATTCAGTTGGAGGTTGGCAAGACCCAATAGCTGCTGGAATAGTAATTGCTGGAAGCCAATTAACAATGGGTCCAACAAATGTTACATATATAGAATTAGATGAAGCAATAGCACATGGAGAAGAATTTGAGGTTACAATCAATATTGTTTCCTTAACTCCAACTTCAGGATTAGGTGTTATTATTTTACTTGGTGGAGTTAATGTTGGCGAAGTGCATTCGGTTGGAGAAACAAAGCTGAATATAGTTGCTGATAATCCAGGTCTTGATAGGCTTGCATTAACTACTACTAATCTTTCATACCAATTTGGTGAAGAATCGATAATAGAGTTTGCAGGAATTCAGCGAAGAGTTGCTGGCCAAATGCAAGATACTGAAATTACATTGACAAACTGTTTGGATATTTCGTAATGGCGATTAATCAGGTACCAGAAACTCAACAAATGATAGGCGTTAGATTTGGTCGTCCAGAAAAGACGACTATCAATGTTGTTGTTAAGTCTTTGTCTAATAGTCCTATAACTGTAGTAGTTGCTGGAGCTCCGATAGTTACGATAAATCCCGTGGCTCTCGGCACGGATGGTGCTGTTCGTTCAGAAGCTGGCTTCATTGGAAATGCAATGATAAGTGGTTTACGTCCAAACACTAAATACACTTATAAAATTTACCAAGACGGATACAAGTTAGAAACCGATGAAAACAATAATCCTTGGTTCACTTGGACTGCATGTGAAGAAAATGACGACTTTATTGTTGTTCCAGTAACGTGCGACAATAACTCGACAATTACTGGTCAAGTGAAAGTTGCAGGTGGTTGGACAAAAGTAAGAGCAATTGCAGAGGCAAATCCAGATAAGCCAATGTACTTGGTTCATGTTGATGATATTCTTGGATACAATGATTTCTATTTTCAAGATGATGGCTCAGGTGTAGGTGGCTATCACACCACAGGTCCTGGAGATGCAGCTCAAGTAAATGCAAATATTTATGATTATGCAATTGGAGCATTTTCTGCATATGGATTATATGATTCTTCTCTTGCAACTGGACAAAATGTAGATCATATTGAATGGGGTCAAATGGCTGACCGCATCTGGTGCTACAGAAATATTCCTGCATTGTTCCAACGTGGAGATCACGATTCTGGTGCCAACGAAATGAGCTGGGACTTAGACAAAACCGATGATGGAATTATAAGCGGATGGAATTCTTCTCCACAGAAATGCTTTAATAGTGCTCAATCAGTTTATGATGAGTTCCTTAAACCGCTAACCGGAGCATCATTGCAGAATGCCGATACAAGCTCTTATCATTGGCATCATAGGCTTGGCTGTCTAAAAATATTATCTGCTGATTCCATGGGTGGTGGTTCTGGTGATGCAATTCAAGGAAACTATGCTTCACGTCCAACAAGTGTTTATGGAACAAATCAGGTTTCGGACATATTAGATTTTGGAGATTCTGGTTTAGCGTTTACGATGATTCCAATGGCGAATGGTATTCGTCAAGTAAAGGGAACCATAGCATCTAAGAATACAGATGGTGCTCAGAATCCAATTGCAGATAATCCAAGCGTTAGTGGTGGTATTGCAGCCACGGCGGATTACCTTCAATTGTTTACTGGAAATGGAGGTCTAATGGATTTAGATTCAACCAATGGAGTAAACGGAACAATGTTTACTGTTATAGGTGATTGGCACTCTGCGAAAGTTCAGCGTAATCAATCTGATGCTGCCGCGCATATTCATAGTGAAGATTTTTACAGCATCAATTTGGGAACAATAAATGGTTCAGTAAACTTTGAGGGATTAAGCTGTGATGGCGTTCCACCATTTGATGGAACAACAGTTGAAATGGCTCGTGGTGGTGATCGTTTTGAGGAGCCTCAAGGCGATATTAATCAGTGGTGGTATGTTCCAATGTTTGTATATGGATCAAGAGCAACACCTGAAATTGAAGTTGAATATTATGATCAGAATGAAAATCTTCTTTGGAATAAGAAATTTGTTTCTGGTCAAGGAAATGATGCAAAGGCTATATAATGAGAGCATCCAACATAAACTATATTGTATGGCATTGTTCAGCCACGGAATCTAATAAGGATATTGGGTTTAAAGAAATTGACAAAATGCATCGTGACAAAGGATGGAACGGTTGTGGTTATCATTTTATTATTCGTTTAGATGGAACTATAGAAATAGGTAGAAATTTAGATCGTCAAGGAGCTCATGTTGGTGGTGTAGGCCACAATCATGATAGTTGGGGAATCTGCATAGTTGGTGGTTTACTTAATGGCGAACCAACAAATACAATGACAGATTCACAGTCCTTTTCCTTAGAAAAAATCACAAGAGGGCTTTTATTAAGGGCTCCTGATGCAGAGGTTTTAGGGCATCGTGATTTATCTCCGGATTTAGATGGTGATGGAATTGTCGAAAAACATGAATGGTTAAAACAATGTCCATGCTTTGATTCCCGATTAGTTTGGAAACAAATGCTAAGAGGATAATAATGTGAACACTTTAATAATTGGGGAAAAAAGAATGTCACCAACGCCAGAATTAGAACCTCAGTCAACTTTCTTCTTAGCAAAGTGGACCGTGGAAATTGCATTAGGAATAATTGGACTTTTAACTGCATACGTCTTAAAAGTCAAGGGCAGTAAAACAGATGTTGTTACTGCTTACCAGCTTCAAGCAGAAATATTACTAATGAGGCAGGATATGCAAAGGGAAGTAAACTCTGCAATAGAAGCACATGAACAAAACATGAAAGATTATATTAAAGAAAACATGGACCACATGAAAGATATATTGGAGGCTCATAACAAATGAAAATTTTTATGGATTCTAAATTGCAAATCTGTGATAAATCTTTTAAGAGAACCCCTCAAGGTTATCTGATGTTGCAAGGCATTATTAGTCGTAGTGGCTCACAGCAATACTTAGACGCTGAGCTAGGCATGGGCAACAACGGCCAGCTGATAACGCTGGAGAGGCCAGTGAGTGAAGTGACAGATGCACTCTCTATAGCCAGCTTTATAAGTATGCCCATTACAGATGAACACCCAACTGAGGGTCATGTAAATCCGAATAATTTCAAAAAGTATTCTAAAGGAGTTGTTGTCGATGCTGAAACTACTCCAAGCAATCAGGTGAAAGCGCACATGATTGTTTACGATGCTGACCTAATTCTAAAAATAGAAGGAGGAAAGCGAGAACTTTCGGCAGGTTATGCTGCTGAATTAGAATTTTCTGACGATGGTAAATCCGCCATCCAAAGAAAAATACGCGGCAATCATGTCGCGTTCGTAGATGCTGCACGGTGCGGTAAAGAGTGTAGCATCTTTGATTCAAAGCCAAACACAGGAGATACTCTTATGGCTGAAGTCACAATTAAGAAGGTGAAATACGAGATGGCGGATTCCGTTGCGCCAGCCGTAGTTGCACTTATTGACGATAACTCTGCTCTGGAAACTAAGTTAGCAGATTCAAACGATGCTCACGATAAAACGAAAGCTATGCTTGATGCGGCTAACGAAAAAGTGAAGGAAATGGAAGACCAAGAAGAAGACGAAGAAGAAAAAGCCAAGAAAATTGGCGATGCTGCTCATGCTCTTCTTGCCGTGCTTAATGATGCTGCGAAGCTAGTTAAAGATTATGATGCTACTGGTAAAACAGTTGCTCAAATCAAGCGCGATGTTGTTCTTGATTCTAAGCCTGAATTTGCTGACAAATCTGATGCATATATTGAAGCTCGCTTTGATATGCTTGTTGATGCTGCTGCCAAGGCTGATCCAATGGCTGATGGCTTTGAACATCAAATGAACGATGGTGCTGCTGAATTATCTGATTCAGACAAGGCTCGTCAGGAATCAATCAAACGCAAGCAAAATGCTTGGAAGGGAGATAAATAATGGTTGCTCAAACAATTTATCAAAAAGGTTTAGCTCATGGTCTGGCTGGTCAGTTGCACGATGTTGGCAATACTGATATAGACAGTTTTGCTGCTGAAGGTGTAGTTGGTTTCGGTACTTTCGTAAATCGTGGCACTGATGCAGAAAAGCAATGTCTACTTGGTGCTTCTGCCGTTGCAATCGGTGCTGGTGCTATTGGTGTTGCAGTTCGTGTTCAAACTGAAAATCCAATCAGTGGTGCTTTCGCAGCTGGTCAATACGAAGATGAAGAAACAGTTGGCGTTCTACGCTCTGGTGTTATCTTTGCTCAGTTCGATGCAGCCGGTGGTACTGTCGGTGATGCAGTTACAGTAAATGCGGCTGGTCAGGTCGTTGCTGCTGGAACAGGAACTGCTCTAACTTCTGGCGTAACAGCAACAATCGAAAAAGCTGCTGTTGATGCAACTCAAGAAACTACCAGCACTTTCGTTGGTGTAATTCGTATTTCATCTTAAGGAGATAATCTATGAGCATTACAATTTTAGATTCAGCTGGTCAAGCTTTTTTTGCTCGTCAGCTAGAGCATGTTAAATCTAAATCTTACGACGTAGTTCGTCAAGATTTAATGGCACGGAATTACATTCCAGTTTCTAACGAAGCTCCAGAAGGTACTTCAAGCATTACTTATCGCACATACGATATGGTTGGTGCTGCTGTAATTATTAATTCTTATGCTGATGATTTGCCTCGTGCAGATGTATTCGGTAAAGAAACAATTATTCCAGCGCGTGGTATTGGTTCTTCATTCGGTTACTCTCGTGATGAAATTCTTCAATCCAAAATGACTGGTCTACCATTAGATCAACGTCGTGCAAATGCTGTAGCTGAAGCGTTTGAAACAAAGGTTGATGATATCGCTTGGAATGGCTCTGCTGTTGACGGTTTGATTGGTTTCCTAAACCATCCAAACATTCCTGAAATTGCCAACACAATCGGTACTTGGATTGGTGCTGCTCCTGACGATATTATCGAAGAAGTTAATACCGTTATGGGTACTGTCCGTTCAACTACTCGTATGAAAGAGCAGCCTCAAACTCTTTTAGTTCCAGTGTTGGTTTACAACTATATTTCTGGAACACCACGGGCATCAAATTCAGACACAACTATCTTGCAATTCATTTTGCAGAATGTAGTTGGTCTTTCTGAAGTTGCTCCAATCAACGAGCTTACTGTGGATGCTATGCTTTACGATAAAAATCCAGATAAGCTTCAAATGGAAATGGTTAAGGAATTAGAATTCCTACCAGCTCAGGAACGTGGCTTAGAGCTAATTGTTCCAGCTTGGGGTAAAACAGCAGGAACAAATGTTTACTACCCATTATCTGCAATCAAAATTACAGGAGTAGTAGTGTAATGGCTTTCGTAATAAATACCTCTGGTCGTTCTTTTTATACTCAGCTCACTGAGCGAGTTGGCGATTCTAAGAAATTAGTTCGTGGTAAAAAGTTTGCATTCCATCCAGGAGAATTAACTTCTGTTGAAGATGACGACTGGAAAAAGCTGAAAGAACAGCCTTTCATTCAAGAAAAGATTGACAATGAGGAACTGGAAACAGGTTCTCGTGCCAAGAAAAAGGGTGGTAAGGCTGCCGATGCAATTAAAGATGCTGATGAAAACGCCAAGAAAAAAGGCGCTGAAGAAGCGGACAAATAGGAAATAATCATGGCTACATTCGCAGATTTTAAACTTCGTTATCCAGAACTTGTTTCAGCAGCTGATGCAAATGAGCCTGCTATTCAAGCATATTTGGATGAAGCAGAGATTATGCTGAATCTAGCCGTGTGTCCTAAGATTTCAGATAGTTTGCAGATGGCATATGCTGCACACCTTCTAGCGAAATCTGGGAATAATCCTAATGGCATGGACACTTCTAATGGACCCGCTAATAGCGAGTCTGTTGGAAGCGTTTCTATTTCCTATCAAATTGCAGAAAGTAAAGGGGCTTCAAATGATTGGTGGAGATCAACTTCATACGGTCAAGATTTTGTAAGATTAAGAAGAATGTGTTTTGGTGCATCTGTAAGGATTGCTCCGTAATGGCTGATATTCAAGCTCAAATGAATAACGCAATAAAGAAAATGGGAGATGCAACTAAGAATTTCGCTGAAATTGGTGGAATGTCTGTTGAAGTTGGATTGCCTTCAGATAGAATACACGAACCTTCTGGACTGCCGTTGGCTGAACTTGGTGCTATACACGAGTTTGGATTAGACGATATTCCAGAGCGTTCTTTTTTAAGATCAGTAGTTATAATAAAGAAAGCAGAAATACAGAAAGCAATGACTGTTCAATCTAAGAAGGCTGCAAATGGAGAGGATGCAAATAAGCTTATGGAACAGTTTGCCTTATTTGGACAAGGTTTAGTTCAAGAAAATATTGTTGACCTAAGTCAGCCTCCATTGAAAAGTCCTCGTAAAGATGGAAGTACTAATCCATTAAACGACTCGGGGGCAATGAAGCAAGGTGTTATAGGAGTAGTCGTAAGTGATTAACGTTCGTGTTCCAGCAAAATTTATGAGGACAATAACTCTTCGCAGATATGCAGCTGGAGATTATGTTGATGGATTGTGGGTTGATGGTGTAAGTACAGATTCAGAGGTTCAGGCAAGTGTACAGCCAACAACTCCAAACGAATTAAGATTGTTGCCAGAGGGTGATAGAGCAAAACGATCTTGGAAAATACTCTGTAACTTTGAATTGCTTATGGGAAATGACAGTGGTGTAAAGGCTGATGAATTAATTATAGATGGAACTCTATTTAGAATTAGTTCTCCAGAAAACTATCAGTATTTTGGACATAGTGAATCAGTTTTTATTGAGGCAACAGAATGACCACATTGACTGAATTAAATAAAGTTGTTCGTGATTCCATTAACGCTGCCATAACTATTGACAATGTTATTGTTGCAAACCAGAATGGAAATCGCCCAGCAAATGACTTCGCCACGGTATATACTGGAGAAATGACTCCAATTGGAATGCGTGATGTAGAGTATTCCACCAATGCAGAAGACCTTGATGAAAAAGTTGTTAGAATGTTTGAAGCAAGAATGAGCATAAACTTTTTTAGAGAAAATGCCAGATTAAATGCTGCACTATATGCCAGTTCTTTAGCCGCAAATAGTTTAGTTGATTTATTTAATGTGGCAAAAGTTGGAGTAATTAGATTTTCTCCAATAAGAGATTTAACTCAGGTTTTTAATTCTACTCAGGAAGAAAGAGCTCAGTTAGATTTATTTTTACATTTTGAGTTAACCGCTCCAGTGGAACCTGTTACTGGTATTGATTCTGTTAGAATCATTGGTCAAATTGAAAATGGCGAAGAAATTGTTAAAAATGTAAACATAACTGTCCCGTAAGGAGGGAATTATGAGTCTACCAATATCGAGCATAGTGAATGTTAGCGTATCTATTTCGCCAACAGTTCCTCCTAAACAGGGATTCGGAACTGCTGCAATAGTTACCAATGAAAACACTTTACTTGCAGCACCACAAGTCGAACGTATTGTTTTCTATGCAAGCATTGCAGAAGTTGCAGTTGATTGGTCTAATATTTCAGAAACTTATTTGGCTGCCCAAGCATATTTTTCTCAAAGCCCAAGTCCAACTCGTTTTGCAACTATACTTCAGGACCCTAGTGGAACTCCTGAGACAGAGGTTGAAGCGTTAGCTGCCGCAGAACTAGTTAGCAATGACTGGTATGGAGTGCTGCTACTGAAAACTGTTCGTGATGTTCAGGCTCAGCTTGATGTTGCTGCATGGGTACAGGCCAGAACAAAAGTGTTCTCAGCTTGCTCAAATGATGTCACTACACTGACACTTGGAAATATAACTGGGAATCCGTATGTAGCCCTTAACAATGGATATACGAGAACTTCATTTGCATACTCTAGTAATGCAGATCAGTATCCAGATGCTGCCGTGCTTGGTAAAGCCTTTACCACGGACTTTAATTCTCCTGATTCTGTTATAACTCTTAAGTTTAAGAGTCTTGCCGGTATTCAAACAGAAGCAATTAATACTTCTCAAAAAGCTGGTCTTGATGAAAAGCGTTGCAATGTTCTTACCGATGTTGCTGGTGCTTCAATGTTTACTGAAGGATATATGTCCTCTCAATTATTCTTTGATGAAATTCATTACATTGATTGGCAGACTGGTGAGATTGAATCTAATGTTTTTTCATACCTTCTTTCTCGTACAACGAAAGTTCCATTCACAGATAAAGGAGCAACCGCTCTTGAGCAGCAGGTTATTAAGGCGCTAGACGCTGGAGTAAATAATGGAGGCATAGGTGCTGGAACAACTATTGAAGGTGAATTCCTTGGTAACGGATATAAGGTTGTAACCCAAAAAGTTGCCGATGTTGCTCCTGCCGATAAAGCAAATAGAATTGCTCCTGATATTTCTTTCGTTGCAATACTAACAGGTGCAATGCACTCAATTCAAATTAACGGAACAGTGGAGCGATAAACAATGAAAGCATTTAATTTCAATAACGTGATCATGCTTGTTCAGGGTGAAGAAATAACTGGTTGGCCTGAAGGCGATGATGTTATTATTTGTGAACGCTCTGAAGATTCTGGTAGTCATTCAATCGGTGTAGATGGTTCAATGACATTAAACCTTAGCAATGATCGTAGCGGAACAATTAAATTTAAGTTGAAGCAAAACAGTAAGTCAAATGCTTTAATGACAACTTTAATTACAACTCAGGAAAATGGAGTATTTGTTCCAGTTTTTATTCAGATTAAAAATACCGAAGGAGGTGAATTAATCTCGGGCACTCAAGGATATGTGCTTAGACCTGCAACGATGCAATTTGGTGGTGCGCTTGGTGAAAACGAGTGGACTGTAGTAGTTGAAAGACTTGATATGATTAACACTGGAAGTGAGGCTCAATAAAAATGTCTAGCAAAACCCTGAAAACAGTTATAAACGATCACAAATACACCTACACTCAATTGTCAGCAAGACAATCTCTTTTATTAAAGTTTGAGCTTGCTGGCATCATTGGGAAAGTTGCTGGAGAATTAGCGACAGTGCTGGGTAAAAGTGATGAAGAACAAATGGCCTCATTCGCAAATGCAATGACCACGGTATTTAAAGACAATAAGCCTGAGAAAATTCTTACTCTTATTGAAACAATTTTTGTTCCAGCATTTCGTGATGGAGAAAGAGTTGATATCGACAAACACTATAAAGGTGAATTTGGCGAAATGTATCAGGCTTTGTTCTGGGTTCTTAAAGAAGAGTATGGAAGTTTTTTAGGAGACGCTCAGTCTATTCTGTAGTTTCTGAGGATAAAACCGATTACAGTAAGCTTGCTCCAAATTTAGATTTGTTTTTATGGAGACCAGTAATAAGTACTCCACCGCTTTGCACTCTAAAGGAACTAGAGGATGGAACCTATAACATAAACGATTTAATGGACATGCACGAAGCACTTAATTTACTAATAAAGGTTAAGAAAAATGGCAATAGTTGATAACTTATTCATAAAGCTAGGATATGAATACGATGAAGCTAAAATGGAGAAGTTTAATGAGCTTGCAACAGGAACTGGAAAAATATTAAAGACCGGTTCCCTTGCAGTTTTAGGTCTTGCAACTTCATTTTCATTTTTGTTTGCCAAGCTTTCTGCTAATGCCCTTGCACAAAAAAGATTCGGACAGGCAATGGGAGTTTCCCGTGCTAGTGTTGCAGCGTTTGATAGAACTTCTGAAGAGCTTACTGGTGATTCCGGCACGGCAGCTGGATTCATAGAAAAGTTTAATGGAATTCAAAATGCTGTTAAGGCTGGTGTTGCACCTAGCGAAGAATTTTTAAGAAGCATTTCGATGATGGGAATCTCTTTGGAGGAATTCCAGAGCTTAAGACCAGATCAGGCATTGCTTAGACTTTCAGAAGGATTCCAAGGACTTGGAGAGGATTCTCAAGATGCAGTTTCACATCTTATGAGCTTAGATTCTGCTGGAAGAAATTTATTTACAGGACTAACTGCTGATAGATTGAGGGCAAATGTCCCTGCTCCAGCAGATTTAGCTTCAATAGAAAAGTTTGATGGCCTAATGAAAGACCTGAAGCAAACTTTCAATGATGCGATCGTAACTTTTGGAACACCTTTATTTGAAAAATTAATTCCAGCAATAAAAACTCTAAATAGCAATATGCCGCAAATAATTGGATTTGCAAGAGACGCAACCAAAATGTTTAATGACCTTGGAGTTGCGATTGGAAGCTCTATAGGATGGGCTGTAGTTCAAACAAACAAGCTGATTGAAAATTTTGATAGACTTGTTAGACCAATAACAAAAAGTGGATACCAGTCTCCAGAAAATACGTACTCAGGTCTTACAGGTCTTATTGAAGGTTTTGCGAAGCAAGAACTTGGATTATTTGGTGGTGACAATAGAAGCTCTAGCACATCTATTAAGCAAACATTTAATATAAAAGTTACCAGTGACAATCCTGAAGTAGTTGCAGAAACAATTCAAAGAGTTGGCAAAGAGCAAATGTCACAAGCTAATAAAAACCTAACCGGATCGGTGGCTAACTAATGGCTTTTGAAAACTTATTAATTACAGTTAAAAGACAGATTGGTGGAATCAAAGTTGATGGAGTAATAACTGAATCAACTGAAAGAACAATGAGAGTGACAACCAATCCAGTTGAAAGTGGTGTTAATATTGCCGATCATGTTATTCAGGAGCCATTAAGATACTCTATGACTGGAGTAATAACTGACACTCCAATTGGTGCTGCTGCATTTTCTCAATTAGCTGGTAGTGTTGTTGATGCAGCTACCGGAATATTTGGTGAGTCTGAATCTTCTGGAGCAACAAGATCGCAACAAGCCTATAATGAATTAGTTGCACTAATGAATGCTAAGGAAATAATTACGGTTGACACAACTCTTCAAAAATATGAAGATTTAATATTTGAGTCAATCGTGGTCAATGCAGACAAGAACACGGCAAATGGGATTCATTTTTCTGCTTCATTTGTTCAAGCATTTATTGTAAAAACTTCTAGACAAAAAGTAGATGCCGAAAATATAGAGGGTTCTGAAGATAAGGCTGCACTATCAAGTAAATCTAATTCTGGATTTAATGGTGGCTCACCAGCCACTCCTGCAGAAACTTCTACAATTGCGAGTAGTGTGGGACAATGATACATATAATAACTATACCAGAAAATTCATCATTCTTTGAAACTTCTCTTGGAGGAGAAACTGTTAGAATAGATTTATATTATTCTAAAACTTCTGACAGATATTTAATGGACATCGAAAACAAAAGAATGAAAAGGAAAAGCGTTGGTCTTCCAGTTAATGTTGGCGTTGATCTTTTAGAAAGCTCAGGGCATCTCGGGCTAGAAGCGCTAATGCTTGTTAGTATGCCGCAACCACTACTTGAAGGCTCCTTGAGCAACTACTCAGAAGGCCTCAAGCTAGTTTATATGGACCTTGCAACGTATAGCGAACTAGTTTTACAGGGTGGCACCTCAAGACAACAATGGGTAGAACAAACTCCTAATGGCATCTGAAATAAAATTTGGAAGAAAATTAAAAGCCTCATTCAATGATGGAAAATATATTGAAGGTTTGCGAATGATATTCAGGATAGAAAGAGTTGCCGGAGATGCATTCGCAAAATTAAAGCTAGAAATTTACAATATGTCGCTAAAAAATGAAGGGGAAGAAGAAAGTATATTTAAAGAAGGGGACAAAGTTTCTCTTGAAGGCGGATATATAGAAAATGAATCTGTATTGTTTACTGGTTCAATAAAAAATATACAAACTGTTAGACAGGGTGTTGACACAATAACAACTGTATTCGCTTCTGATTTAAATTCTAGTGAAGAACCAATAATAAATTCTTCATATAGAAAGCAAATAAGTTTGATCTCTTTAATTTCTGACATTGCATTTGAAGCCGATATTGATATTGCAGAAATTTCAATTAAGTCTCAAAATCTTAAGAGCTCTGTCACATATTCTAAAAAGTTTAGTAGCATATTAGATGAGTTAGGCGAAACATATAATTTTGGATGGTATATTTATAATTTTGAATTATACCTTTATGACAATGATTCTGCAAATTCAACTAACGCAATATTAAATATAAATGCGAAAACAGGATTGCTAGAATCACCAGTGTTAACTCAAAAAGGAATAGATGTTAAGATGCTCCTTGAACCTTCCATACGACAAAAAGATCGATATGAAGTTCAATCTGGAGGATTGCAATTTTCCCAAGGAAACCTAGAACTTGTTGAAAGTATAACACAAGGACTAGGAGTTCAGTCTGTTCTATCTGTAGTCCACACGGGCGATACACATGGTACAACTTGGTTCACTGAAATTGAAGGGATAAAAATGATATGAGTGAAAACATTACAATTGAAGGATTAATAAGAAATGCAATTGAATCTAGAATGTTGGATGTTCATACATGTGTTCCTGTAATCGTTCATAAAGTTGGAGCGAATACCGTAGACATTACCGTGGCGATTAAAAGAGTTAAGAAAGATCAGGAAGAATTTACCGTTCCTGTTATTCCAGATGTTCCTGTTTTATTTTTTGGTTCTGGTGGTCTTTCAATTGCCCATGCAATAAGCGTAGGTGATGAAGGTATTGCGGTTTTCTGTGAAAGAGATATTTCAAGCTTTATAGAAAGTGGAAAAGTTTTACGACCAACAATTTTAAGAAAGCATGAATACTCAGATGCACTGTTTATTCCAACTTCATTGAGCAATTCTAATAGGGCTGCAATACCTTCAGCTGGAATAGAAATAACAGGGGACGTAAAAGTTATAGGAAACATAGAATCAACTGGTGAAGTTACAGCAATAGCAGATGGAGCCTCAGTTTCTCTTTCTACTCATCAGCATCCTTCTGCACCAACTGGTTCTCCTTCTTCACCGACTCCAGGAACTTAAGAATATGCCAATAGGAATAAAAATAAGTAGTTCGACAAATGATATTGAAATGGTTAATGGTGCTATAGCACTAGTAGATGATGGCGAGAAACTTGCACAAGATATAAGAACAAGATTAAAAACTGCTCGTGGAGAAGCAATTCTTGACAGACTTTATGGTTTTCCATATGGAGAATTATTTCAGACAAAGAAAATAAATTTATCTGAAGTTGAAACTTTAATAAAGCAATACATTGTTGAAACAAATGGTGTTAAAAGAATAACACAATTCTTCCTAGATTATGCAGGTGGAAATCAAAGAAAGCTCACCGTGACTTTTTCAGTTGAAGCCACGGCAGGATATTTAATATCAAATATAGAGGTGGAAATATAATGGCTGGCATGACTGAAAATGGCTTTTCTATAAAAAGGCTTCCCGAAATAAAAGAAGATTTAGAGGAAAGCGCAAGACAGGCACTTGGAGCTGAGGCCTCATTACTTCCAGATTCTGTGGAAGGAACAATAATCTCTGTTTTTTCTCAAATTTATGCAGAGCTATGGGAAGAACTTAATAATGCTTATGGAGCATTTAATCCTGTGCTGGTTACAGACCAGTCTTTAGATCACCTTGTAACCCTAAATGGATTGTCAAGATTGCCTCCACTTTCTTCAAGAGCATTTCTTTCCATATCTGGAACAGACAACACTGTTATTCCAGCTGGATCAATTGTCTCCCATTCTTCAACTGGTGCAGAATTCTTAACTGAAAATGCAATTGAAATTGGAGTTGGTTTTCCAACTGGAACTGCTACCGTGTTTGCTAGTGCAAGATTCAATGGAGCCATAGAAGCTCTGTCTGGAACTCTAACTGTTATTGATTCTCCCGTTAATGGTTGGGATACTGTTATAAATAATACAGATGCAACTGAAGGCCGCAATGCAGAAACAGATTCACAATTAAGAGCAAGACGTGCAAGAACCTTAACACTTGCCGGAAGGTCTTCTTTAGAATCTATTATTTCAGCAATTCAAGCTCTTTCAGATGTCACATATGCAGGTGCAGTTGAAAACTTCAGTGACATTACAGATGCAAATGGATTGCCAGCTCATTCATTTGAATGTGTTGTCCTAGGTGGAGACAACATAAGCATTGCACAAGCTATATGGGAAAAGAAGCCTGCTGGAATAGAACCGCACGGTGATGTTTCTGCAGAGGCAAATGATATTTTTGGAAATGTTCATTCAATGTCATTCTCAAGACCCACTGTCGTTCCGATGTATCTTAATGCAAATATTACTTTTGCTGGAAAAGTTCCAGATGATGCTTCCGATATTTTAACACAAGCCTTTTTAGATTTAGTCTCTGGTGAATTAATTTCCGGAAGAGGTCTTGGAGTTGGAGATGACGTTATAAACTCTGCCTTGTATATGGCTGTGAACTTAACGTATTCCAATGCTTCTATAAATCTCCTTGAAACTGGAATTAATGGGATTAACTATGATGCAAACGATCGGGTAATTGCATACAACGAATTATCAGCATGGGATGCAGCTAGAATTTCAGTGGTGGTGGGATAATGTCTACTCATTTTTCAGAAAGAATACCAGAAATGCTCATAGGGCAATATAGGGAAAGCCCTATACTTGTTTCATTCATACAGGCAATGGCCTTTGAAGCCGATAAACTTAGAGATGAAATAGAAAATGTAAAGCTAAACAGATATCTATTAAATGCGAGTGGAGTTCAACTAGACATACTTGGAAATATACTTGGAATAGATCGTGAAGTTGTAGATTTTATAGACCTTATATATTTTGGATATGACATTGATGCAACTTCACTTTCACTTGGTGACTTAGAGGATGCCTCTGTTGGTGGTAGGTATCGTGCTGCTGATGAAAATCCAGTTGCTGCTAGAAGGCTAATTGATTCAGAATACCGTGCGCTGTTGTTTGCTAAGATTTCTAAAAACTCTTCAGACATAACTCCAGATAAAGTTTTAGAATTAACTAAAAATATTCTCGAAATAATGTTTTCTGGAGAAGAGATTTCTGTCGCAATAAATGAAACTGGAAATGCCTCTTTTGAAATTCAAATTGGAGCAGCATTAAGTGGTCCTAATCAGGCATTTATTGCAGACCTTGATATAATTCCAAGACCAACTGGAGTTAGAATTTCGTACCTATATACTGCTCCATCAAATGCCATACTTGGCGAAGATGGTCTAACCTTATTTACAGAAGATAACCTTCAACTGGAGATAGAATAATGCCTAAAGTATCAGCACTACCACTAGCCACGGAAATAAAAGAAACCGACGTCTTTTATGTCGTAGACACAACAGCAGGAGTTTCAAAACAAATTGATCTGGCAACATTTAGAAATACAGCATTTCATCAAAATGTTATTTATGGAGCAGCGAATCAAGGTCTTGCTCTCGTTCCTGCGACCGTTGTCTATCTTTCAGGGTTCGCGGCTTCGGCAGGTGAAGGAGGTGCAGATGAAGTTGCTGGAACAATTACAATAGATGTTGAGGGTATAGCACGATTTGAAGGATTTGTCAAGTTTAATATAACTTCTCCTTCCGCGTTAGACAACTTCTGGAAGCTAATAGTTAAGGTTGATGACGGAGTGTCTCCTGTTTTCTACAATGTTGACCAGCTATTTACAACAGATGCCGCAGTCACTTCCGTAATTTTTAATGCCCATAGAATTATTCCAGTTAATGCTGGAGATATCATTTCCTTTGGAATCTCAACTACGGCTCTAACTACTGCAATAGATGTTATTGATTCCTCATTTAAGACGGAGATAGTGTAATGACAACCAAACCAACAATGACCGGAAAAGCTTGGTGTAATGCTGGAACAAAAGTAGCACCAAATCCAGATAAAATAAATTCTGGATGGAGTGCAGAAAAACCTCCATATCAAAATGAAAATTGGTTGCAACATAGGTCTGATGCGTGGATGCAATCTGTAGAAGAGACTGGGATTCCAGACTGGGATTCCACGGTAACTTATGGAGTTGGAGCGTATTCTTCTATCAGAGGCACTGGAATATATAGATCCATACAGGCTTCAAATATAAATCATAGCCCAACTGGTGCAGCCGGATGGTGGGAAAAAGTTGATGATCCTTCTTGGTCTTTATCTCAACGAAATTCTGTTCGTTCTGCTATAGCTACAATTTCAGATTTTAATTTAATTGTAGCAAGTGGGTTATATGTTATCGATGGAGGAGCAAACCAGCCTCCAGTCGCTGGAAACTATATGGTCATGGCCATAGTTGGTGCAGCAGCAACAGAACAGACTCAATTCGCAGCCAATAGAACAAATGGGAAGATATTTTCTCGTCAAAGAACTGGTGGAACTTGGGGTTCATGGAATGAATTTGTTCGCCCTCAAGACTATGCGACCAACTCTAAAGGAGGTACGATTAAAATGAGGGTTTCTGGTTCAGTTTTATACATAACCAATAATGGTGTAGACGCATGAGTATAAGCATAAATGAATGGGCGGAAATTCAAAATGGAGTAAATGTTAATGGGGTCGCCATGACAGAAGTTTATGCAAATGGAACCCGTGTGTGGAAAAATACCCCACTTGTTGAGCAAGGAGTTAAAAGCATTTCAACCGGAGGCGTGACCCTAAACATAGAGGGATTTAATGGAGAATATTTGAGAGTTTCTGAAACTACTGCTAGTTGGCTAAACACAACTTCAATAGGATTTGTTCAGGTAAATGAATCTGGAGGCTTCCTTGGTGAAGCTGGAATGCTATTAGATGATGCAGGGCTTGGAACACCCCCTAATGGGAGATACCATTGGTTTGGTCTTTTTGGAATGGGAAATCCACTTCCAGGAGAAGAGGGAACTGGATTAAAAATCTTTTCTGCTAATGCAATAGATGGAGGAGATGTGAAGCTGTATTCTCCAGAGCTACCGTTTAGTAAGGTTACTGGATTTTCAAATATTACTGTGAGCGCTCCTTCTTCTGATGGATATAGAATTTACCAGCTACAAGGTTCTGGATTTGAGTTTAGATTTGGAGTTCTTGGTTTATGGTCTGATTGGATAACAATTGACCCAACATAGGAGAAACAATGAAATTAAATGGCATAACAACAATTCTTGAGGAGAAAAAATGGGTGTTCAGTTATTTTATAACTGGACTTTGCAGATACACTCTAGATGATGCAATGTTTGTTCAGGTAATGGTAATTTTAATTCCGTTCGTTTTTGCATTGGCAGGTGTTGACAAATACACAAAAAGGAAAATAAATGAATAATTATTTATTAATTGGGGCTTTCCTTGCTTGCATAGCTACTTACTTTTTTGCGGTAGAAGTTACCGACACAAAGTGGGAAGCAAAAACAGGTGAAGCAATTAATCAGGCTGTTAAAAAAGCAAGAGCAGATGAAAAAATCAAACAGGAAAAAATAAATGAAACCATACAAACACAATTGGATAGTCTTTCTACTATTAATGACGAGCTTAATTCTGATCTTATCGGGTTGCGGAAACGTGAAGGTAGAAGAAACTTGTCCGGAAATTCCAAAGCTAACTGCAAGGGTGCAAGTGGAGCAGAACTTTCGAAACCCGATGCAGAATTTCTTACAAGGGAAGCTTCCAGAGCAGACAGAATCAGAACAGCACTAATTGCTTGCTATTCTTATTCTGATTCTCTGCAATAATTATCCCTCTCCTTTTTCTCTCCAATCAAGTGCAATTGGCTGACTTGGTTTTCCACTGTCGGTGAGTTCAGGGTATTCAACCTTTACGAACTTGCCGACAAACTTTTCAATATTCCTTAGCACATATTTTTTATATGCAACATCACCATGACAAGAAACCTTAAATTTCTGGCCACCTTTAGTCACGCATACAAGCCTAGCCCAACCTTCTGTTGAAGCTACTATTCCAATAACTTTAAACTCATCATCGTAATATCCTTCACCTTCCATTTTCTTTATTTTGTAAATACTTCCTGATCTACGACCAGCTTCATATCCTTTCTTTCCATGGCGTAGCATTGCACCTTCATAGCCCTCAGCACGGAATTGTTTGAATAGCTTTTTAACTTCGCTGAAATTAAATACCTGTATTGTTTCCACAATTATGCAGTTTGGATTTGTTTGTTTTGGAATAGAATTATATCGATCTATAAATGGTTCGTCAGAAACCTGATCGAATATTCTAAATTCTAGGTCAGTTGCCTGTTCTTTTTTCTTACGAACTTTGCTGGAAATCTTCTGTAAAGATAGACCATGAATATATAATTCACCATCTAATTTTTGTCCCTCTAAAATCCGAATGCCATCCAAAATATGCTCTATGCTTGTTATTGGCTTGCCACCGCTACTATATGCAGTAACCACACCGCTGAGGCGCACGACAGTGCATCTGTGGCCGTTTAGTTTACGCTGTAAATGGCTATGGCTACCATAAACCACGTTCGGCGTGTCTCCGTCCTTGAGCAGCTTGGCTTTCATTTGCTTTTCAAAGCCTAATTGATTTTTAATCACGCTTGAAATTTTTCGAATATCATCTACATATCCAGCATTCTTTTTAGATTCAATTTTAGAATTCATTTCAAGATCAACCTGTTCTTGATCTGTTCTTCCCGCTTTTGCCTCAACACACTTTGCTTCAATTTGCATTTCGCCATTTAGCATTCCATGTTCCCATTGAAATTCATCGGTATCGGTCTGATAAATTCTCCACAAACGAGTATTTCCTTTTGCATCTTTCTTGTATAAGTCCATTATGATTTCACCTCTGGCTTACTATCCCAATGTTCAAACACATGATCTTCTAGACCATAGCTTCTCATTCCTTGCACAAGATTAGAAAGGTTTTCTACTTCTTTCAAATGACAATCAACACCGAATTTGAGCATAACATTTAAATCATAGTCGTTGCCGGTAATTGTTACAATTCTACGACCAGTTTCGATTAAGTCTTTTATGCTATTGAAGTATCCTAGCTCAAAAACTGTTCCCGTGTCGTAATCATCTATTACCGCGATCATCATGTTACACGTTTGCATATTTTGAATATTGCTTTGGTATATTTTCTTAATATGTTTTTCCTTTTCTTCCGGAGTCATTTTTGTAATGACACCTTCAAGTCTAGGAGAAAAATATTTCACACCATATTGATCAAGTGTTCTTTCAATCTTATCAACCATATTTAATTGAGTTTGATTAAAAAATGGTGAGGCTATATACACTTTAATTTCACAAAATTTCATTGTTCTTCTCCAGCTTTGTCTATTTTATTAAACCAAAATTCAGGTCGGTGGTCTCTTATAACTTGTTCGTTCATTGCAATTGTGAATCCCCTATCAATTAGAATTTCTTCATTTTGATCAATGTAGATTGGGCAAGGAGGGTTCGGATCATTGCCTTTTAGTCTTGCTTCATTGTCTGTGGCAAATGGGCATTTAATTTCACCACCAGCACACGGAAGCATATTTTCTTCCATTGGAATAAACTTAGAAACTTCCTGAATGATCGGCTTCCAAATTCCGTAATGGGTTAGCCAGCAACTACGAGTTTCTAAAATCTTTTTCCAGAACTCAACACTAGAACTAATGTTCATTCTTGTTGGTGTGTTCAAATTAAAATGAGGAAAGTCTTTATGTAGCATCAACATATTTAGATCATCATTTATTTGCACCATGCGATGGCGAATTAAATGTGTTCGCAATGTAAATGGAACTGTGACACTTATGGTTATAAAGCCACCAGCCATTCCACTTTGATCTGAAACATAGTGCGGAGTAACATTAACTCGATTAAAAGAACTAATGTATTCCTCAACATTATATTTCATTGGAAAGTCACAAAGGCAGTAGATGACATTTCTTATTGCATCGGCAGATTGTGAATATAGCTCATGGTAAAGAGTGTCGCAAATAGTTGAGGCGATATTTCTAAAGTGACCATGCAATTTAATTAGAGAACGAAGATTTAATGAAACAGTATATTTTGTCAGTGCAGTTAATGGCATCATCATTCTAAATTCATCTTGACGAATTCCATCGGCTCGCTGGTTGTGCATTTCAATCTTAATGTTTTCGGCCTGCGTTAAGTATCCAACTCTTGTTTTAAGCAAAGGATGAATTTCAAATTTAGTTGGGTCATCAACCCTTGAGCTTCTAGACCACATGTGATGATCGCGCATTGAAACAATTACTTCACGTTCAATAATTGTAGATTCAATTTCTAGAATTGCACTTGGCAACTCATTAACAGGAAGATCAAGATCAAGAACTTTTTCTAATTCTGTTGAATCATCATTTCTTGAAAATTGCCAAGCTCGTTGGGAAATGTGCTTGCCATAATGATCATGGACATTGCATGACACGATATTTATATTCATTTTTGTTCTCCAGTTTTTTGTATTGCCAAGCACATAATTCTAGCATCTTCTGCAAGTGAATGCAAAAATTGAGAACTACCTGCCATTGATTCGAACTCACGAATATTTTTCATTATGTGTGGGTAAATTCCATCTGCATGATCTGCAATTGTCATATTTCCAAACATAATAACTTCATAATAAACTTTATAAACCACGGCAAGTGAATCGCAGATTGCAACTATCAATCCTTCCTTTCCATCTTTTGCTTTTTTCCAATCATAAAAAATTGATTCAAGTTCAACTTCTGCTGAAATTTTCAGCATGTTTGCGTCTTCAATTTCTTGCAATGCTCCACGCACACCTTCATTATAATACTTGGTTGGACGAGGAATGTCTCCAGTTATTATTTCATCCATGTCGTGTACAACTGCTTTAGACAATAACACTCCAATATTTAATGGAACATTTTCTTTAACCAAAACCATTCCAATATAATATGCCATGCTACACACAAATCCCGTGTGCTCTAAAACAGATTCCTCTTTCACTAGATGTGTTTGAGAATACCTTGTTAATGCAGACATTTTATAATTTATGTCAAATATCTCTAATAGTTTCGCCTTCACTGTAACCGTCTCCTAATTTAAAAATTTCTGAAATGAATAGGAAAATAATATCATCACTTATTATCCTGCCCTTTATTAAGTACCAATCTTTTTCTTCTTCTCCTTCTTCCGCTACTTTTACTCCAAGTTTTTCATAGTCAAATCTGTTTACCCTGCACATTATGCTGCCAGTGTCATCTTCAACTGTTATGTTTAAAAGTTTTGTGTTGTCTTCATAAACTTCACCGCCACGTTTTAAAACATTTTGAAGCTCGTTTAAGTCACGAACGTTTTTCTTCATTAGTTGTGCAACTAATAAATAGTCTCCTTTTTCTGTTATATTTTCAACTGTAGTTGGTGCTTCATACAAACCATACCGGCTTGGAGTTCTAAACATTCCTCCCCAGTAATGTTCGCAAGGATAAATTATGTCGAATTTAGTAACAGGGTTTTCTAATTTCTTAGCTATACCTGCCGCGTGTTTTTCTCCATTTTCTCTTTTACGCATTATTACTTTCGCGTTTGCAACTCCAATTCCATCAACATTTGTTAGACTACCAACAATTTTATTTCCATCTTGCAATGTCCACTTTTCTTCAGAGAGGTCATAGTCAAAAGAAATTAATTCAAATTCATGGTGCTTTTTCATTTCCCTAATTAGCCTTTTCTTATTGGCTGGTGCTCCGCCAGAATTCAAATTGGCAACTAAAAACTCTAAAGGATAATGTGTCTTAGCCCATGCTGTCCAGTAGCTAACCATACCATAAGCCACGGAATGCGATCTGTTAAAACCGTATGCAGCAAACTCTAAAATTTTACGCCATGCCTCTTCAACGTCTTCTCTTTTTAATCCTTTATTTACAGCACCTTCTATGAATTCTATTCTAAATTTATCTAGCTGCTCCTTGCCACCTTTTTTAGAAACAAGCTTTCTAATTGTTCCAACTTTTTTCCAAGGGAAGCCACCAACATCCCTCATTATTTGCATAACCTGTTCCTGATAAACTATTACACCCATAGTCTTTTTTGTTATGCGTTCTATGTCTGGGTCGTCCATAACGTATTCTATTTCTTCAAGTCCTTGGTGTATTTTAGAAAACTTTGCAGCACCTCCACCGTGCAGAGGACCTGGACGTGCTAGTGCTGTAATGGCAACAATATCTTCTATGTGTCTTACCTTAATTGTTCTGCATAAGCCAGAAAGTGCTGGACCCTCAAACTGAAATATTCCTTTAAGTCTTTTGTCTCTAAAAAGCTTAAAAACACTGTCATCATTATATTCCAGATCATAATATTTTCTAAAATCAAATCCAGCAAGGGCTGCAACTTCTTCAAGAATAGAAAGATTGGCAAGGCCAAGACAGTCCATTTTTAATAGCCCCATTGTTTCTGCTGGCTTGCCTTCTAGCTGCATTGTATTATTGCTAGGATTAATACTTGCAAACTCTTTTATGGGTCTAGAGGAAACTATTACACCAGCCGCATGAATACCTGAGTGCCTAGAGTGTTGCTCTATTCTTTCAACAAGTTTCATGTTTGGATATTTTTCTATAAACAATTTTCCTATTTCAGTTTCTTCAAAAGCAATTTTTAATGATTCACCAAAACGCGCATCACCAGATGAAACTTCAACAATAGAATTTTTTACCGCTTCAACTTCATCTGGCTCTATGCCAAGCTCTTTTGCAAAGTCACCAATAGCACCTTTGGTTCTCATTTCGGAAATGGTTCCAATATTTTTTACATTTTCTTTGCCATTAGTTCTTACAAGTTCATCGATAACAGATTGCCTTTTTGTATCTGGAAAATCTATATCTATGTCAGGCATATCATCTCGGTTTAAATCTATAAAACGAGCGAATAACAAATCCCATTTAATTGGGTCAAGTGTGGTTATACCCATAAGAAAACAAACAAGACTACCTCCAGATGAGCCACGACCTGGACCTACTAGCTGATACTCTTTTGCTTTTTCTACCATTTCTGCAACAATTAAAAAATAGTCTATAAAATCTTTTTCGCGAATCAAATCTAATTCAAATTTCAATCTTTCTTTATAAACTGGGTCTTTTAAGTCTATTCCTAATTTCTTTGCTCCTTTCCTGCACCATGTTTTTATTTTTCTGTCACCCTTATACTTTACTGGTTCAGCCTCAGGAAAAACTACATTGCATTGATCTGCAATAACATGAGTATTATTTATTGCCTCTTCATCTCCAAACTCTGCAAACCATTCGGCAGTAGATAAAATATGGGTAGGGTATGTCCAGTTTTCTGTTTTTCTTTTGCCAGCAAACAATTGATAAACTTCTTTATCTTCTGCATTAACAATTTGATTATTAACTATTGCAACTTTTGGAATATCTGAAGCAAGCGCCACGGGGGATGTCATGTGGTTTAGCGCAATATAGTCTATTCGTTCATCCATTTCAAAGTGATGTGTAATTACAATTACATTTTCTGAAAGTTTCCAAACATCAACAAGTCCAATGTGCCTACGAAAATACATACACTCTATAGAACGTTCTACAAGATCGTGTATTTCCATAAGCCCTTCATGGTTCTTAGCAAGAAAAATATATTCTGGACCATACTGTCCACGAGGCTTAACTTTATTTTCTGCATTTTTAACAACCATAAGGCGCACACCGAAGATTGCTTTTTTATTTTGCTTTTTACATTCTTGGTCTAGATAAAAATGAGCAAAAGTATTTTCAATATCAGCAACACCTACAACTTTATCTTGAGTTGCGACAACATCTTCAAGGTATCCGTAGGTTTTTTGAAAAGAAAACTCCGTGCGAAGAGCAAGGTTAATCATTTGTTTCATAGGACACCTATTTTGTAAGCCCATTTTGTAAGCCTATTATGAAGATCAACTGCTTTTTTATAATCTCTACCAGAGAAAATATAAACTTGTAAAAATACACCTTTGCTTCCAGTGGCGAACCAGTAAACTGTCATGTAAGCGTTCATTTAATTCTCCTTGGTTCCATTGGTAAAGAATATTCACGTGTTCCTACTGCCGTTTTTTCTTCACGATTTGCACTTATTTCTTGAAATTTTCTTAGAGTGCTCATGTCACCAATTTCTGCGTAGTGGTCTGCCATTTCAAGTTCGCTTTGTGTTAGGTTTTTATATTCAGGTAATGCCATCGTTTCTTTCCTCCACCAACCAGTCATAGCATCTTTTCAAAGCGAATACATCTTGCTTCGCACGGTGAGCTCCTTCCTTAAACTCTTTACCAGTTGCATGTTCATGCAGCCGACTAAGTTTAATTCTTTTATTTTCTATGTGAAAACTTTTTTCAATTGTGCAATAATATTCTGGAGGCCAAGGAAACATAAACTCTTTTCCAATACGACTTAGCTCAGCCCATAGCATACCAGCATCAAAAGGAAGATTATGCGCAACCATCCTTCGTGTTCCCATAAAAAATTCAACAAGATTTTTATATTCTTCCGCAAACTCTGGAGCCCCTTGAAGCATATTATCTGTTATGCCTGTTAATTTAATAATATGTTTTTCAAGTGGAACAGGAACTTTGAAGAAAGTTTCAAACTCATCTATTAAGTTTCCTTTGTGGTCTACGCGCATTGCGTATAGTTCAGTGATATAGGGCTGGTGCTCCAGAAGCGATGCTTCCGGAACCAACAGGCCAGTTGTTTCTGTGTCTAAGATAATTGTATCACGAAACTTCATTGTGTTCCCAATCCCGATTATCTATTTCAACACGATCAACATTTTCAATAATAAATGCAAGGTTTACCATTGCCAGAGCAAGATTGTTAACTCCAGTTTCTGGGTCAATATCTTCACAATTATTGTAGGACATAATATGTCGCATTGCACTATCCAAAGATTCTGTAACGTCGCAGCCTTCTTTCCAGCCATGCTTTTCATACTTACCAGAATCTTCACTGTGCATCATACCACGACTAAATTGCTCCATTGCTTTTGGAAACTCAAGAAGATAAGATAGTCTTGGTTTTTCTGGTGCTACTACTTTCTTTTTTCTAGCCATTGTTTTTCTCCATTACGTTTATGATTTTTTCAATTTGCTTTATAACACTGTTAAAAGAATATTCACCCTTACTCATAATATTATTTATTTTTTCCCATCGCTCCTCTTTATTTTTGTAATAATAAATCATACTCTCTGCCAATGAATTAGGCTTGCCGTTTATACTGGTATTAATAAAAATTTGAGTCATCCTTTCTGGCATAGATTTTGGATTAACTATTGGCATCATTCCATTATTGATCGCCTCCACGGCACTAAGATTTAATCGTGGTGAATTAACTGGACGACTCAATGTTCCAAATACCTCCCAATAAAATCCAAAATCTTTGTCTAGCATTACATCTTCATCAAATTCATGAGGCCAATAATTTACTCCACCTTTTATTGCTTCAAGTGTTCTATTTAAAAAATTGCTTTTGCACTCGCCAATCATTAAGGCGTTATGAGTAATATGCAAAGTTTCATTTGCCATTTTCATAAACTGTACAGGGTTTTTCATTTCAAAAACCCGTGCTGCGTAAAGTAATCCAGTTTTTTTGCGAGGCTTTATTTCTCCGCTCCATAAATCTTTAGGACGACAGCAAGGAAACCATAATAGCTCGGAATTATGATTACCAACATGCACAACACCTATGCAGCTAGGATGCATTCTCATTTCTGCTATTTTTTCTTTACCATACATTTCAACATCACATTCACCATGTAGCATAAAAATGAAATTAGTTTTTATTAGTCTCATGTCAAATGAGCCATCTGCAGGATATGGAGGGGTAGCGAAAAATAAACAATCATATTCATTTAATTCCTCGGCAGTTATTCCATCAAAAACATTTATGTAATCGCATTCAATATTTAAAAGATCACACCAATCTTTAAATGCAATTGCAGGTGTACGACCACCACCTGCCATTCCCTTTTCACCAAAAAAAGTTACACTTGCAATTTTCATTAACACATCTCCCATTCTTCAATTAAATTTCTACCAATTAGTTTTCCAACCCTTTCTACTTGCGGAACATAAATTCTGCATAGCTCGCTACTTAATGGACCACTCAATTCAAATCTTTCTGCCTTACCAATATTTCTTTTCTCCTTAATGAATTTATAAAATCCAATTCCTAAGAATGTGAGTAATTCAAAAACTAGTTTTTCAGTTTGATGTATTAGGTCTTCAATTGTGCATATATAAATATTTTCACGACCGAAACGATTTATATATCTTGCAATGTCATTATAGTAAAGCCCTTGCTCAATAATAAAAGGGTCATAGCTTCCACCTTTTATGTCCACATTTCCCATTCTTTCATATTCACAGTAAAATCTATTTTCAGAGAATACGTTAAGATTTCTATTTATTTCTGCAATAAAAGTTGCTGGCATACGTCCAGGTCTGAAATCACGAAACATTGCATATTGTGAGTATGCTCTAGAAATTGGCTCACGTAGAATAAAAATGAATTTCGGATTAGTGCAACTTTGTTCAATACGATCTGTGACATATTTCAAGTGCATGTAATCTGGACTGGCATCCAGTATTACTTTTTCGTGATTGTAGCCACGGAAATATTTCTTGGCCATCCATTCTAATCCGTGCTGATAATCACCAGTTTGGAAAAAGTTTGTTTCCTTCGGAGTGGATAAAAGAATTTCAGGATGCTGACCAAGCATCGCGGCAAGTGAGGATGTTCCTGCTTTTGCTGCTCCGATGATAAACGTATTCGGGACAACGAATTTATTGTCGTTGGGTTTCAAGTTTTGCATTTAATTCTCCATTTAGCTTTATATTCTTTGATAAACTTTTCATCAAATTCAGATTTCCAGTGGCACAGAGGGCAATTAAATTGCTCCCCATCAAAAAATGTTCTAGGCATTATGTGGCAATCAGGTTCTCCACAATAAGGAGTGTATCCTTTTTGGGTCATCAAGTTTTCTCTAACGATGCTCATTATTAATTCTCCAGTTTTAATAGTTTTTATTTTACTACCAATGGCAACGGATAGCTAATTTGAAAAGAGGCAAATAAAAGTCCACCAGCTATGCAAAGCAAAATCATATACATTATATAGGCAAAACCGCTAAAACCCTGTGAGCGGCCTGTGAGGGCTTGTATTGTGCCAATATAGCCACACAATAAGCTGTGAGGCTTACGCTCTCGCCCTCTCCCAAACGAACTTATATGCCTAGCCCACTTATGGCTGTGAAAAATGAACGCCTGAGACGCAATCAGCAAAAAGGGATAACCTATATAAGCGAATGCTAATATAGACACCCACAAAAAAGCCCCAATCAAGGGGCTTTTCTGATTTATGAATAATTAGAAAAAATTATTCAGTGGCTGCGATTTCAGCTTTAAGATCAGCAAAGATTTTAAGCTGACGCTCAATAACCTTTTCACCTTTTTCAGCTTCTTCCAACCATTCTTCGAATGCATCAGCTTCTGCTTCCATGTTACCAAACATCCAAGCCATTGCCTTAACTGCAAACGATGCACCAGTTGCTTTCGGCTTTTTAGGAATTTCCAATTCATTCGCTTTACAGAATTTGCGAATCATTGCTAACGCCTGTTTTTCATTGGTGTTGGCAACATCTTTAGAAATTGCCTTAACCATTTCTGTTACTTCAGAATATTCAGAAGGTTCAAAACCTTCATCTTCCATAATAACATTTGATTTTTTCCAACGATCTTCAGCAGAGATTGCAAGTCCAAGATCAACTTTTGCCTGTTTAAGCATTTTAATCGCTTGCTGGAATTTTACACCTGATTGAACAATTTCAATAAGAATGTCATCTTCGTTCTTATCTTCATCAAATCCAGCTTTTACAATTTTGTTTACTGCTTCAGTTTGTGACATTTTTCGTTTCTCCGGTATGTCTAGTTTTTCAAGTTCCGTGTCAAAAGAATTTTTAACATCGGCTGTTTTCTTACCTTTTACTTTAAATCCATTTTCTTTTGCAATTTCCTTCATACTAGCAATGGATAGTTCTTCACCCTTTGTGTCGTATATAAAATCTTCGGCCAGCTTACTTGTAGATACTGCTTTGCCTTTTTGTGATACTGTAAAGTTTGGGTTAATTAAGTATTTCATTATATATTCTCCAGTTTTTTGTGCGGCATACTTGCCACGGTTTAAATATTACACCCACCGAATTGTGAATGCAACATATTTGTTGAAACTAATTTTGCCCTGCAAATTCCTGCATTTGGGCATAGCATCTTGCTAACTCATTTTTAGCCGAATGTAAAGTTAAGGCCTGACCAATGTGAATAAATTTCGTATGACCAGCATCAACTTCCTCTTGAAGATGTATCGGCATAGTATTTTCACTGAAATTGGACGAATAGCCTAGACTTCCGACAGCTTCCGATGGTTGAGAGACTATTCCTAAAAATCCAAATACTCGAAAAGCTCCAATATGAGAAAGTGCGGCTAACCTCTCCATGCTCAATTTTTGATTGAACCTTTTGATTACAACTGATTCTGTGAAAAGCTTATTATGACTATTACTTGTCGCATTGCTCACAGTTCCCACTAAAATCTGTACACTTTTCCCTGCTGCCTCTAATTCAGTGGCTAGTCGCACGGCAACTGCTGCCCTCCATAAAGAATCTTCCGCCTTTATGTCACAGTTTCCTCCATAATTAATCATTAATGTTACAAGGTGAAATTTCTGCGCAACTTCTATTCTTTCGGTTTTTGACCAAGCCTTGTCCATTTGGCCTTGATAAACTTTATGAATATCTAGTTCATCGCCTTGGTCACAGCGGATACGTTTTCTTTTTACAACTTGAATAGTTTGCTCAGAATCAGCAACATCTTTTTGATCACCTAGCATTGACATTTTCGGCTTTAGATATTTTTCATAAAGCTTATGATCACCTAGCAATGCTTTTTCAATTATTTCTGGAGCCGTGGTGCAGGTTGGACCGAACCACTTGTGATTGCTCCTGTGATTCTTGTACTCTTTAAATCTTCTTTTATTGTATTCGTTTTTGCTAGGGCATTCACCATTGATTATGTCCAGTATAGAATCATACTGAACGCTAACCATTTTTTCGTTTTCCTTTATAATGTCCATTATGCTCTCCATTGATTGCGCATTCTTTCTTCTCTTCTTCTCTTAGCCTTTTGAGAATCGCTAAGAAGTTCTTCTTGAAATTTTCCATCCATTACTCTTAGGGCTTCATCACTTGGACCTTCAGGCCATTTTCCATCTACTTCTGCACTAACCACTTTTCGCTTCATTGCTTTTGAAGGTTTGGTTGGATGGTCACAATCTTTTTCTATAATTGCAATTTCCTCAGGAGACCAATCCAAGAAATATGAAGTTGCGATGCGATCTAAATCCCAGCCAACTCCCATCATTGTAGTTGCATCACGCAAAACACGAGTAGACATAATTTTTCGCATACCATGTTTTTGAATTGATTCACGAATTTCTGTTCCCCACTCCAATATGTCTTCATCAACTAAGTTGCGCTCAACTTTTTCAGAATAATCAATGGCAACCATACCCATTTTAAATCTATCAATTGTTGAGGCATCCAAAGCATTACGAGCATGGTACATCGCATCCGCTCCACCGCCGAAAGTATTACATGCTGCCACGGCCACGAAATCTTTATGACGTTTAACGACAGGCTTCTTGTGACGCTGAGGTAATGAGAATTGAGTGTTGGCTAGTGCTTGGTTAATGAAAATTAAAACATTTGGATCAGCCGCATCCATTTCATCAAGTAAAAATACTCCACCATTTTCATAAATGCGAATAAACTCACTGGCAACATACTCAAAGTTTCCACCTTTAAGTGGTAACAGCCATCCAGTTAATTGGGATTCGCTCATACCAGCTGAACATGATTGACTGGCAAAATCTAATTCTAAAGATTCAGCAAGCTGACCAGCAATGTGAGTTTTACCACAACCAGCAGGACCAATCATCATAATGTTTATCCGTGCTGATGCTAGTTGTAAAAGGTCTGGAAATTGTTCGCATACCATACCTTTTATTTTCTTAGCTTTCTTGGTTCCAATTTTAACTTGATGAGTTATAAAATCCTTTTTATATTTTTCAACTTCGCGTTGAACAATTTCTATTGCATCCTTTGCAGTTTTTTCTGTTTGGTCCATAAATGCTTTTGTTATTTCATTTACAGACTGGCTTTCCTGAAACTTTAAATTGGATTCAACAATTTCAGAAACCTTTGCGGCTACTACTGCATTATTATCACCACTTGGAGTTATCTTATTAATAATAACATCGTATGCAGCTTGGAATCTTTCCTCCTCGGTATTTTTAAATAGACTATATAGCTGCTCTAATTCAGAGGCCTTTTTAGGTTGACTGCGAACTGCTGCCACTCCTGCATAGTCTAAGATTAATCTTTTTTGAGCCGGATGTAGTTGTTTTAGTTTTCTGGCCATCTTATTCTCCAGTTTTGATTTTAATTTTTAAATATTCATTCACATATAAAGAAGAGATAACAGCGATTGTATCGATAGCATCCTTTGGCATTCTAAATTGTGAAAGTTTCATTCCTAAATACTTGGCGATAACTTCTGCATCGCTACGAGTATAAGGATTAAATACTTGGCATTCTAATTCGCAAGGTTTATGAAGGGTCATATGGCAACCTCGATGAATTAAGTATTCGCTTAATTGCAGGTACATCGAATTTTTTAAGTTCGTTGAAAATATCGATAAGCAATTGGTCATCAACTTCCGATCTGCCCTTTTGAGTTGTTAGCTTTATGCACTCAAAGATTTTACGATCAAGCTGCGACTCAGTTACCTTTAAATTTTGAGCCCACAATCGAACAGAAGAAGCTTCCCTTCGATTAGCACGGAAAAGATATACCGCACATATTCTTAGTGTAGCTGCGAGCATTGGACTTTCTTTTATATGATTACACATTTTGCATTACCTCCATGTGACGCATAAGGCGAACATAATTCATGCGAGCCTTTTCCCTTTGCAATCTATTCATGTGGTCAACATTAAAATAAAATTTCAATTTTAAAATAGGAAGTGTAACTTCAATATAATGTGCTTCGTGGATTACGATCATTTTTGCGAATGTTTTTGTAAAGTTGTTTTGATCTACTTGCATGGTGTTCCCCTTAAAATTGAATTGAGTTTGCAGTTTGCTGAATACCTAACACTTGCCATTCCATATCACCGGCATAGATATAAGTTTTAGTATCAACATAGAACATATTATTTTCGTGATGGTAAACAGTATCACCACAAACAAGAATATGATCACCACTCATATATTCAATATAGCATTCATATTGCTTATTGTTTATTGTTAAGGTTACATCGTGCTCGTATATATTAAAAATATTTCTACTCAGTGCATCAATAACTTTTTGATCATACTCTTCAAGAACGATACAAGTTTTTCTATTTGAATTTTTCATAATGTTTCACTTTTATATAGTTGTTATGTTTCGGCCAGCTTCAGGCCTCATCAGTTAATCTGCTTTGATTAAGACAAGTGCATAATTTTTAAAAGTTTAACCGGAGCCGATTTTCACTTTGTCCAATCCTATGCCCGACATTATACTGTGCCGTTCAGTTTTTGAATTCTTAATTTTGATTTAAGTTATCGGAGCCGATCTTGCAAATCAATTTTCCATTTAAAGTTTCATTTCACTTTTTCGCCTTTTTCCATTTTCCGGACAGTTTATGTTTGGCATACTGGCATCCGGTGGCTAGGGGCTTGCTATATGTGGTTTGCTATACCTTATATATAGTAGCGACATCCATGGGTGTATTGTAGCACCCTAGATAACTGGTGAATACCCCAATATATAGTGGTTTTAGCCTGTTTGCACCCCAAGATGTAGTGTTTTGGGTGCAAATTGGCCTGTTTTGGGTGGCAAATTGGCCTTATTTGCCACAATTCCACCTGTTTCCATAAGTATTCGCTAATATACTAAAAGCTCCAGTTTTCCACCGACATCCATCGCCCGTTTCTTTTTGCTTGAATTTTCTTAGGAATTCTCAATTCATCTTTTATCTTGAATAGCTCAGAAAGATTTTTCGGCTTGCGCTGACCATGCCTTAATCTTGATCTAACCCAATGGTTCGCCAAATGCCTCGGATATCCACCGTGGTCGAGGCAAACATACTCAATGAAATTCATCATTCCACATCGATAGTTAACTTTCATTGAAGAAGCTTTTCCACGAGAGCTATGAATTGAATATCTTACTTCATCAACTTCATGCCAAACCCCTTCTTGTGCATCTTTCATTGCCTTTGCAATTACATCACTATCAGAACTTTCCGTTAAAATCTTTTGCTTGAATTCAAACTTATGTCCACAACAGTCACAAAAACGAGTAGCAGCATGAACAATTGTTTCACACTTAGAACATACCTTAGTTATTCCTTCTCCATTTCCTTTTCCTTTTCTTTCTTTCTTTTCCTCAACAAGCACGGCATTGATTGGACCAAGGCGATTAACATTTCCAGCGAAATCCAAAACTAAACAGAATGGTTTCTTTCCCTTTGCTATTGCCTTAACTCTTTCTTTCTTTTTAGAAAGATCAAAGCCATCAGCGTAAACTGGTCGGCCACCACGTCCAAGAATTTGCACATGCAATGCAGGCGATTCAGTTGGCCTTAATACTCCGATTAAATCTATATCAGGAATATCTAATCCAGTTGTTAAAATGTCTACATTGACTATGCACTTATAAATTCCCTTACGATACATGTCCAGAATTATTTCTTCGCCCTTCATTTTGCTATGTACACATGCACACGCAACTCCAAGCTCTTGCATTTTCGCAGTGATGTGTTCTGCATGTTCAATATCAATTGCAAACACTAGCCATTTTTCAAGACCTTGCTCAGTTGCTTCACGAACAATTTCATTACAGGCTACATCTGTTATTCCTTCCCGATCAAATTGAGACTTAGAGCTTTCTTGATCAAACTCTTTTCCTTTCATCTTTATCTTGGAAGTATCTACAACAAATTTAGTTTTCCTAGAGTACATTGGAGAAAGATAACCTTGATCAACAAGCTTGTTATAGTTTTCCGTGCTGCTTAGATCGTATGCAAGGTCATTGAAAAGGGTTTTCTCTCCCTTATATATGTAGCCATGCCCTAGTCTAAATGGAGTGGCAGTAAGTCCAACGTATTGAGCAGGAATCTTTTCAAGGAAACTTCTATACATTCCATCTGCATCGTGATTAATAAGATGAGCTTCATCAATAATGACCAGCCCAACATTTTGAAACAGATTTGGTTTACGCCACACGGACTGAATTCCTGCGACTGTAATTTTTGTTTTAACTTTGCTCTTTAGTCCAGCACTATACAGGCCAACTTCAAAGTCAGGAAAATGCTTAGAAAGTGCAGCATGATCTTGCTCAAGTATTTTCTTTCGATGACTTAAAATTAATACGTCATTTTCGATGTATGAGTCAAGGTACTTCTCGGTAAGCTTACAAACAACGATAGTTTTTCCACTACCAGTTGGAAGGACAGTGCAGGGGTGGTTCCCTTTTTCTAAAGATTGTAGAGTCTTTTTCGTAGCTCTTCTTTGATACCATCTTTCTTTATACATTAGAATAATCTCTTATAAGACCTGCATCCACGTAATTGCTTATTGTAGCTCAGTCTTTTTCCAGTTTTTCCACAACCCCATTTTCCAGCAGGTAGAAGATCGCTAAACTTACAAGTGCGACAATTAACAGCAGGTATTGCACCAAGATGACAAACCTGATGGTGATTGCAGAAAGCACACTTATAATGATCTGCCTTATATTTTTTCTTTGGTGGAAGCTCGCTAGTAATAATGAGCTCTTCTCTTTCAACCAAAGTCTCAAATCTTTTCTTATTAAAGTGAACACGAACATATCTTCTGGCCTGATCATTTTTATTAGTTGCAATAAACAGTCCACGGGTTAATTTTAATCCACCCATGTACCTCGTCATTTGATCGTAGTATCCAGCAAATGCTTCTTTCAATCCTTTTTCTGGACCGTGCTTAAAGATTGCTTCTTTTAAAACTTGAAACCATTTATCATTCATGGTTTTCATTTCTAAAAGGTGTGGAGTTTTTGGTGCTTCAATTACACCTAACACTCTACCATCAGGATGACCTTTACAATGTTGGTGAAATCCAACAATAGTTTCTTGTTCTTCTCCAACTATACCAGTCATAGAAACTTCATTGCCTTCTTCATTTACAAGATAGACTTTCATTCCTGCTTCTTTTAGATCATGAATAATATGCTCTTCTTCATGATGCCCATAATTGAAAATTCTATTTACACGGGCAATAACTTTTCCAATTTTAGACCAATGCCAAGTGTACCACTGAGCACGAAGACATTCATTTCCAAGAGAACTCATTCCAAGATATTCACGAGGCCTCTTTCCACCGAACTCTTTCGTTTCAATAACGTGTTCAGTAGTTTTAGTATTATCAGGAATTAAAACCATTAAATGAACACTCCATTCATTTCACAATATTCTTCACTTAAAAAGATTACGCAACTATCGCCAGCTTCAAGCTCTTTAATATCAATGTCAACCATGTGATCTGGAATAGCGTGTAGCGTTCCAATTTCATCTGTGACCATAGCATGACCTTCATCTATTTCTACAAATTCAAATTCAACGTGTGGCATTATGCTCTCTCCAGTCCAAGAAGTTTTTGACAATGATTAATTTCTACATTCATTTGTTTTATGCAATCTGGACATAGATAAACATCTTCTAATGAAGATTTTATATGTGGTGCTATTATTTTTACGACAAATAATTCTTCATTTCCAAATATATGACATATTTGACAGAATGCAATTCCAGGATCAACTTCTGTTTTCTTCAATATTGAAGCCATAATTATTCTCCAGTTTTATTATTTTTTTTTTTTGAAGAGAACACTAAGCAGTTAGGAGCATACACTATGTTAGAATATAGTGACCCTATGCCCAATGCTCTCATGAAAAAATGCTCCTCCTTGAGCAGCCAACTATCCGTAATTAAAGTTCGTCTTCAAAGTCTTCGTGCAAGGCTTCAAGATCGTCTTCATCAAGGTCACCGATTTGAGATATTTTCTCAATATCATATTCACCCAGCATTTTCTTCAATGCTTTAAGATTGTTTTCCTTTTTGTACTCACGAGCTTGTTCTTGCACGGATTCAACAGTGATATCACTATCACTTTCTTCCTTTTCATCTTCCTCTTCATCTACTGATTCTTCTGGATCATCTTCAGGATCGGCAACTTCATCAGGATCATCCTCTTCTTCCAGTTCATCATCTGAATCACCACTTTTACTGTCCATTTTGTCGTACATGGAAATTTCATTCTTCTCAGGCCACTTACCTTCGGCCGGAACAAGTTTAACAGTGATGATCATTGGGATGCCGTGCAACTGATCAGAGTCTTTTACTGTACCCTTACCGGCTGCATCACAGATTGTTGCAAACTCATTGTTCGCCATTTCAACAGTCTGTTCATTTGGATTATCTAGATTAAGCAGAGTGAAAACCTTCTTGCCTTTGAATTCTTTATTCTGAATTTCAAATACAAGGGTTAAACCATGACCAGTTTTTTTACTGTTTGCTTCATACTTACTTGAAGTAATCTTAGCAATGTATTCACCAGCAGGGACTGCAGAGAAATCTGCCATTTTGCCATGATCTTTTCGTTTAAACGTACTTGGTAGCTTTGCCATCTTATTTATCTCCTTTAGAGATTTTGTTAAATATTCTAGTTAAGTTAGGAAGTTCCAGTTTTTTAAGTTTCCCAGAACGATCTTTTGCATCGTGATCAAAACTTGTTTGAGTTTTAAGAACACGAACTTCTTTGCCATCATCCTTTTCGTGTAGTGTCATGTAAAACACTTCATCAAAAAAGAATGGCATAGAATTTGTCAAGTTATTTCCAGGCATCGATGCAACATATTGAGTAAGACCAGTGTCTTCATCTGTTATACGTTTTTGCTTTGCACTAAAAATAACATTCTTGCCTTTAATGTCACGAAACTTTCTTACAAGTGTCGTAACTTCTTCGGCCAGCTCACCGTATGCTTGGCGAGCATCCTTGTACTGCTTTTTTAAATCGCTTAAAACAAGTTCCGCTATTTCACTCACAGAGTCAAGACAGATAGTCTCATAACGCTTGCCTTTACTGCTCATTAAATAATCATACGCTTCGTAAATTTCCTCCACGGTTTGTATTTCAATGTAAGGAATGTTCTTGTCTGCAAGTGCCAACATACCAGACTCACAAGAAAGAACAATTGGCTTTGGAGCAGTACCCATAAGAGTAGTTTTACCGATACCGCCCTTACCGTACACGAGACATTTAATTCCATCCTCATGTACGTTTCCAGTTTTCTTTATTTTAATTGCCACCACTGGCCTCCTGATACTGTTTAACTTGTTCTAAGCCTTCTGCACGAGCAAGCTCCCACCACGGTTTAGTCAGCATTTCAACTGTACCTGCTACAACAAAAATTCCATCAACTATTCCAACAACACTTCCATCAGGAAACATCATTACCATTCCTGCTTGTGGACCAAGCTTTTGCATTTTTTCTGCAAAGTCACCTTCACTAGAAAGTAGCTCCATAATATCTGGACCTATTTCTATATCAAGTGAAAGGCCAACATATACGGCAGAATCTTTCCATTCTTCCATCCACATTGAAAATGTTTCTTGGTCTTCAGAATTAATCATTGTGGGAAAAACCTTTGCAAAAGTTTCTGCAAATTGTGAACCTTCTGGTGCTTTAATTGGGATTAACATTTTATTCTCCAGTTTTTAATTTAAATAATACTATTTTTTGATTCCTACGTGATCCATAAGAAATTACTTTCTTATTTCCCACACCCTTTACTACTGTACCTTCCTCAACTAGTCTATAGCAATGTTTGAATATTGTAGGCTCAGTCAATTTAGATTCTTTAGAAAGCTCCCTAACTGTTTTAAACTCTTTAGTTAGAACTTCCAAAACTTTTTCAAGCTGAGAAATTTTCTCTGCCATTAGTATTCTCCACTTATGTACTCTAGCACTTCCAGTTTTCTTTTTGTTCCCATGCTTTCAAAAATTGCACGAGCTATACGGTGATGTTTTAATTTACCTTTGTTGACAAAGTCACCTTGCTTATCAATGTAATAGAATAAGCGCCACACTGTTACAGGTTGCATTATTCCTTCTGGCTGCACCTTAAAGTGTCTGCGTTGAGAAAGCAAATCATCTACAGACATATCCTCAAGTAATAAGTTAAGCTGACTATTTTTCAGCTTGTATATTTCTTTAACATAGTCCTTCATCTTTTTAATTCCACAAGAGTAGCTTCAAGCAATTCTATCCACTCTTGTTTAGTTGCTTTGCCATGTGTTGCAATTAAATACTCTTCACAAAATACATCGGTAACAGAAATATTCGGCTCATCATAATTCGGCCTTTCATATTCAGTATGCTTTAATTCATAAAGCTTATCGCTGTATCGCGTTAATACTATACTACTCATAACATAATCCAGTTTTAAAAATAAGGATGGTAGCGATACAGACTGTTTACATGTGGACTGGGAAACCACAAAGGCCATACCGCTACCAGAAATTGCATTATACTAGAGTACAAGCGAATAGCAAATTCATAACGAGGCAAAATTTATTTTTTCAATTCCCCCTCAAAGCTGCTCCATTGCGTATTGCCAGCGTTTTTAATTCCTATATATATAAGGTATACTTTGCCGTTCAGTTACGACGGTGGCTGAATTAATCGGAGTCGGTGTGGACCCCTACATCGGCTCCACCTTTTAGGGGCAACAATGAAAACAAAAGAATTTTTAGATTTATTTGGGGAAGATCATTTATTCTCTGCGTATGATTATCAAAAGGTCATGCCAGCAATAGGAAATCAAACCTCACTTAAAGAAATGAGAAAACTAAATCGTAAGGGATATTGTGTATTCTTTGCAGTTAATTCATTCAATAACGAAAAGCGAAATAATAAAAATATTAGATCAGTCAGAGCAATCTGGGTTGATGATGATAATCCTCGCAAATCACCTCGCAAGAAGTGGCCAATACCTCCATCTATTATAGTCTCTTCATCCGAAGGTAAATATCAATACTACTGGCTTACTGAAACTACTGAGTTCGATGAATTCGAGCTAGTAATGCAGACCATGATCGATGAGCACGGAAACGATAAAGGCGTTCGTGATCTGGCTCGTGTCTTACGCCTACCAAACTTCTATCACAATAAGAATTTAGACAACGCTAGAAAAGTGAAAGTAGTCGGCGGCTCTCTTAAGAAACACTCATGGGAAAAAATTAAGATTGCTTTCCCTCCAGCTAAAGAATTAAAAGCATCAACAAAACGGGAAGGAAAGTATGATAAGAAAACTGCAAAGAAAGCGATTAAGAATTCCGATGACTTTCATGGCTCTTTGCGTGATCGTGCCATGGAGCTTGCAAATCGGAAACTCGATACAGATGAAATCATTGCTATTTTACAACAGGATATGGAAAGAGTTCCAGAAGCCGATCGGGACAAACGATGGCAAGACCGGATGTCGGAAGAACACTTATTCGAATGTGCTAACTCAGCGGTTGAGAAATACGCGGCTGAAGAACATGAAGATGGGGAAGAGTACGAATTTGCAGACATAAGCAATTTCACAAATTCAGTAAGAGCAAAGAAACTTCCACTAGATATTATAGTTCCACCTGATACTGCGATTGGCGAGCTTACTATGGCACTCCATGAAACGTGGTGGGTTCCTAATATAATGGTCGCAGGATTAGCCGCACGTTCAATTGTCGCATACCTAGCTGGTGGAAAATATGCCAGCACCGATGGTGACCGTGTGAACATTCAACAGATTGCGATTGGTGAAACGGGTTGCGGTAAAGATTTACTGTTTAATCAGTTCGGCAAAGTCATGGACTGTATATTCTTAAAGGATGAAAAGAAGAAACAAATCGCAGGCGGTATCATGGAGGAAGTCGGTAGTCCAGAGGGTATCGATCTAAAACTTCGCACAGTTGGTGCAAAGCACGATGTTATCTGGCTACAGGACGAAGTCGGTGGTTTAATGCAAGCAGCTAAAAAGGATAATCGCAAACGTGAAATCCTAGAGATGCTCCTAAAGTTCTACACAAAAGCAGATGAAACAGTAAATGAAAGAGCACTCGTAAAGAAGCTACCAGAAAAGGCCTCAGAAATACTCTATGCTCCACACATTATATTGTCTGGTGCTACTACACCACGCTTAATCACCACGGGACTAGACTCTACGTTCTTATCTTATGGTTCAGCATCCCGCATGATATTTTTTCCAGTTACTCAATATGTAGAAAAACATCTACGTGAAAGAAAGAAATTAAAGATACGCGGAAAACTCCGATCTAAGCTAAGGGTCATTGAAAAGCACAGAAGTGACAAAGAACGTCAATATCCAGCATCACGAATTCATAAGCCAGTTCTAGTAGAGTTTGATGAAAAGGCGAAAGACCTCTGTTATGAAACAACGGTGAAAAACTCTAAGTTCCGTGGATTGGAAGCTGAGGTATGGAACAGGCATGTCGCTAACTCTAAGAAATATGCTATGATCGATGCTATAGCGGAAAATCCAGAAGAACCGATAATCACTCATGAAATCATGAAAAGGAATTTAAAGCTCGTTGGTGCAGCATGTGAGTATTCTGTTGAACTATTCAAAAACGAGGTTGGTGAGAATGAGGGTGATGTTGCGAAAAATGCGATAGTCCAGATGATGGAAAAACATGCGAAGGAAAATCGTGTCGTAAGAATGTCGGATATCAATAACATGAGACATATGAGGAAGCTCAAGCCAAACGAACGATATTCAACTCTGAAGGAAATGGTTCACGATGGTACGATTCTGGAAGTTGTTAAGAGAAATGTCCGAGGGAAAGATACGAAAACTTTTGCTTTGGGTAAAAACTAGGGATTCTATAATAGTGTACAGCGTTGAACATTATTATGTACGATTGGGTGAACATTATTATAAGACCCACTCGATAAGCGATAAGGCGTATTTTGCTATAATAGTGTAATAATGTACAACCCCTTATATATACATATAAAAAGAGTATATTAATATGTACACTATATACATTATTATTATTTACACTATATAAAAGACTATTGGAGCAGGGCTTTGGTCGGCGTACAAAACCGCACGTTATTTCGTACATAGGTACACGATTAATTAGAACCATAAGTTATTGCATAAAAAGCACGGTTTGCATATACTGAATAAAACCACAGGAATAAAACAATGAGTGAATATTTCCCGACCAAGTTTGCATTGAAGTTAGCGATTGGTTCAGAACTATGTCCGAAGGAAGCTGAAATCAGCGACTATCATAATCAGATGGAAGAAATAAAATACGATCTGGATATTGAGATGGAGGAGTTTGAAGAGGAGCATGGTGAAGAGGAAGCTTCCAAAGAAAGAAAGAAATTAGAAAAGAAATGGAAGCGTAAACGAAAAATGATTCAAGGATATGAAAACCTCATTGAGTTTCAGAACCTCTCTGTAGGCACGGACTTTGAAAGTGCATTGATTGCGTATGAAGGTATGGAGCTAACAGAAGAACAAAAGACAGTTTTATTAAAAATTCATGAATCGACTTTTGATTGGGTGAAAGGTCGTATGGTCGATAAAATGATAACTAAGATCGAAAAGACCGAATCAGCAAGAGAAATAAAAGAATTAACTGATGCCCTCCTTCTATTGATGAATGGAGGGAGCGAGTCTGCAGGACTAGATGCTAAGAAGATTGCAGCGTATGTGGTCAACACTCAATAGCTATTCACCTATATACATAGTATAATGTAGGCTTAAAACTGGAGATTAAAATGAAAACAATATTAATGTTCATTGCATTCTTTATAATTGGATGCGATGCTCCCGATTGTCCTGAAGATGAAAAACTCCCAACATGTGAACAACATCTTAATTTCACAGTTTGCGATAATTTATGGGTATGTCCGGAGGATAGAAATTATGAATAATTACCGATGCATGACAAATGAGGAATTAATTCGCGATGCCGAACATAAAGATAATGAGGGAGCTCTTGTCCCAATTGCAAAAGAATTATGTGAAAGACTTCGTATAGCGATCAGTAGACAAGAAGGTGATTGTGAATTTGAAAATGAAGTTGAAGATAAAAAGATAGACCGATATGAAGATCAACTTGTTGCATTGGAAGATCGGTACAATGATCTATTAAGGAAATACGAAATCAATGGCTAAAATCAACGCACGGACAAAAGGAGCAAAAGGTGAGCTCGAATTCTGCAGATGGTTGTTTGATAATTATAATGTGCCTATGCCTACTAGGAATTTGGAACAAGTTCGCTCAGGAGGCTCCGATATCATCGACATCGAGCCATTCTTCTTTGAAGTTAAACGATGCGAAAAACTCTCCTTGTTCGCATGGTGGGCGCAGGTATCCAAAGCAGTTCGCAATTCACACATTGAGACCGCTATACCCGTAGTCGCATTCCGACAAAATAGAAAAGATTGGGAGTTTCTGATTCCTGCAACAGAAATCGGAGTTAAAAAGGGATTTCTCAGAATTAGTGAACGTACATTCTTACAATGGAGTTCCGATAAAATTAATTTCTGATTTGCCACCCAAATTCGAAAAAAGGACTTGCAATTGAAGGCCACTCGTGCTGTATAATTACACATACGATAATAACGAGTTAGTTGCAAGTTATGCCAGAAGTAAATCTGACAAAACCTCAATCTGAATTTTTCCACGCTACTGAACGCTATGTTGCCGCTGTCGCAGGATTCGGTTCAGGAAAAACTCAAGCAGCCGTTACTCGATTATTAACGACTAAATTACAGTATCCCTCAATAGATGTCGCGTATCTTGCTCCGTCATATGGATTAATACGTGACATTTTCTTCCCTTATATGTCCGAAGTACTCTCCGATATGAATATCGGCTTTAATATTAATAAGGCTGAGCACAACATTCATATCCAAGGACATGGAAAAATAATTTGCAGAACAATGGAACGACCAGACATGATTGTCGGATGGCAAGCAGGTGATGCGTTCCTAGATGAGTTCGATCTTTTACCCACGGAAAAAGCAGAAGCAGTTATCCGAAAATTATCGGCGAGACTTAGACAGAAGTTTCCGGATGGGAAAAAGAATCAGCGGTTCATTACGACTACTCCGGAAGGTTTCAAAGCTACTTATAAAATGTTTAAGAAAGATCCTGTACCGGATAGTCGCTTGGTCCAAATGTCTACATACTCTAATCCTCATTTGCCAGATGACTATATACAAGGTCTTCTGGATTTATACCCAGAACAATTAATCAAGGCATACTTAAATGGAGAATTTGTCAATCTGGTTGCTGGTGCTGTCTATCATAATTTCGATCGTAAACGTGCTCACACTGACAGGGTTATCAAGTCAGGGGAGCCATTACACATTGGGATGGACTTTAATGTTGGCAAGATGTCTGCGTGTACTTTTGTTGACGAACTTACTCTTGTTGATGAGCTTATCGGTTACTACGACACTCCTGATCTTATAAATGCTATACAGGATAAATACGATGGACACAAAATATACGTTTATCCCGATGCTGCTGGAAAGAATCGTAATACCACTGGCGCTACTACTTCTGATCATAAGCTTCTTAAGCTCGCCGGATTTACCGTTCGTGCACTCAAGTCAAATCCCCTTATTAAAGAAAGAGTCCAGTCCGTTAATAAGGTCATCGAAAACGGTACATTCAAAATCAATACCAATACTTGCCCATTGAGTGCAGATGCATTAGAACAACAGATATATAAAGGTGGAATTCCTGATAAGTCTCAAGACCTAGATCATCCTGTTGACGCAATCGGATATCGCATCTGCCACGGTCATCTTATTAGTAAGCCTAAGATGAACTATAGGAATGTAGCATAATGAAATCTAATAACGTCCAAAACATTTTCACTAAGACTAAAGTTGCTATGTATGATTCTTTGCAGAATCTATTGACAGGCTTGGGTGTAAGTGGTACGGACAAATCTGTTGAAAGCCATTTTGTAGATTTAACTCTTACAGATATGGAACTCGAAGATGCATACAGCTCAGATTGGTTGGTCTCCAAAGTATGCAACTTACCTCCATTCGATATGACTCGCGAATGGAGAGTTATGGATGGCGATATGGATTCAGACAAGCAGGAACAATGGGACTTGTTTGAAAATAAATTAAAGCTACAATCTAAAATTAGAGAGGCAATGACTTGGGGTCGTGTTTATGGTGGTGCTGCAATAGTAATTAATGTAGACGATGGACATAAGCACGAGCCTTGGGAGCCTCTTGATATAAACGCTATAAAGAAAGACTCACTGAAATTTCTTATTGTAACCGATAAACAGTTTCTTCACATGGGGGAAGTAGACCACAATCCTATGTCTGAAAACTTCGGTTATCCACTAACATATAGGATGGCTCCTTCCAGTGTTCAAATACATCATTCCAGAGTTATTCGCTTTGAGGGCTTACCTTTACCATTGCAGGCTAGACGTCGTAATAGCTATTGGGGTAAGTCTGTAATTGAATCATTACATTCTGCATTCGTAAGAGCAGCAGAAGTTCAGGAATCAGTTGGCACATTAATTCATGAAGCCACGGTTGACATTATAAAGATTCCTGACTTAATGGATTTAATTTCTAATCCTGAAACTGAAGCTCAGCTAGTTAAGCGTTTCGGTGTTGCGAAAATGCAGAAGTCTATTAACCGCATGATGTTAATGGATTCTGAAGAAGAATACGAACAAAAGCAACAACAGTTCGCTGGATTAACAGATATGATAGAAAAATATCTATCTATTGTTGGTGGTGCTGCGGATATTCCAATTACTCGTTTACTAGGTAGTTCACCTGCTGGAATGAATTCAACTGGTGAATCAGATATTCGTAATTACTACGACCACCTATCTGCTAAACAAGAAACTGAATTACGTCCTAAGTTGGAATACTTAGACCAAATAATGTATCGTTCATTATTCGGCACGGAGCCTAAAGATGATGAGCTAAGCTTTTCATTTAATCCGTTATGGCAAATGAGTGAACAAGAAAAAGCTGAACTAGAAGCTAGCCGTGCCACTCGTGATTCAGAGTATCTTAACAATAACATTATAAACGAAGCAATTGTTGCGCGTGACCTTATGGAGCGTGATGTTTATTCTGGTGTTGATGCAGAGTATGTTGAAGAACTTGAAAAAATAGTTAAAGAAGCAGAAAACGAAGAAGATGATTTTGATGAAGAGGAAAACGAATCAGATGAATCAGACCAGAATACCGATAATGATGATCCCAATAAGGATGAAGAAAATGCAGATAGTTGATGGCAAAGTAACAGATAATAAAATAAATGATGAAGCTGAATACTATGATCAGTTTCAAAGCTTTGGTCGTCAAATTCTAAATATTAGAAAGAGCATTATAAATTTAGAAAGCAAAGAAATGCAGCTCAACGGAGCAGAAAGAAAATCATTAACTCAGGCGCAAAATGCTCTGAAACTTGCTTCTGATTCATTGAAGAAAATAAAGGCTTATATGTAGTATGACAGTTCCTGCATCACAAGCTAAACGTATCCAAAATAGTAGAAAGAATCTTTCTAAGAAGAAAGAAGAATTTCTGCTAAAACCGATTGAGCCTTCAAAGCGTCAAGAAGTTGCTCATCGGAATGCGTTGCTAGGTGCAGTTGCAAAGACTAAGGACATAGTCTTAGAGGAATATTCTAAAGCCTCCAGCCTTCAAGCTGCAAAAGATAGAATCGATGAATTATATAGTGAAATGGCATGGTGGGATGAACTAAATACTCAAGCGAAAGGATTTGTTAGCGAATGGAACGCAACTCATGCAGAAGCATTTTACGAAACAACAACCACGGCGACTGGAATTAATGTTGCGGGTTTTGTTAGTGAACAAGGTATTGGCGATTTAATGAACGCTCTTGTAGAAACGAACGTTGATCAAATTACCGATTTAAAAGAAGCCTCCAGAAAGCGAGTGATAGATTTAGTGAACAATTCTTTGACTGGTCAGGAGAGTAAAAGTCCAACTCTGGCTGCATCGATCAAGGAAGCGTTCAATGGGGTAACTACCAATCAGGCTAGGTTTATTGCTCGCGACCAAACTCAACGAGCAGTAAACGGAATGAATCGTTTCCGTCAGGAACGTGCAGGAATTGAAAAATATAAATGGGTAACAAGTAGGGATTCCCGTGTTCGTGATAATCATGCCAAGATGGATGGCTTAGAAGTTGAATGGAAAACAGGAAAAATTATTAAGACTCCGCTAAGTATTAAAAGAGGATTAGCTGGAAAGAATGTTAAGAAAGTTGCAGGCGGACACATTGGACAAGATTATCAATGCCGCTGCACGGCCTCACCGATTTTGGAGATATAAATGGCAGTTCCAACAAATACACAAGAACGAATCGATTTGATGGTAGCTGCATTAGCTGGTGCCTCTTTTCGAGTTTGGAGAAAAGAAGAAAGTGATTCAGCTGGAAGATTGGCTGGAAAGATTTTAAGCAATCCACAGCATCTATTTGATTGGACTAAAAACAATTATGAATTAGTTGACAACCATGTTGTAATATTCGTCAAGGCCAATGAAACTGATTCTGCAATATTTAATACTCGTCAGGAAATGCAAGACGATACAACGATTTCTAATCCAACTATTCGTGGTCGGTTTATAACTGGTTCTAGAGAATTGGTTAAGCTGGCTAAAGATGCGAACCTCTATGTGGAGACAGTGTAATGCGATTTACAGACATAACGACTAATGGTGCTGCACCAATAACAACGAATGGAAAAGCAACTCTGACCCCTGAAGTTACTGTTTACGTTCCAGCAGACATCGGCACGGCGACTATAGCTCTTTCGTTTATCGATAAAGATGACAATGTTGTTCCATACACTGATGGTGCGATATTAGCTGGTGAACAAAAACGTGTTCGCTGTGGAGTAGGTGTTAAGCTTGTCGCTAATATTGCGAATTACTCAACTCCATTCTCATTGGGATATGCTTACTAAAAATGCCTTTACAGCAAAACATAATCGCTGATGTTATTGTTCCGGTAGTTGCTTCAGTATTCGGTTCAGATAGCATACTGACAAAAGCAATTCGTGGATGGACAGCACTTGAAAATTGTGGTGCTGCTGCTGCGAATATTTCAACTGTTAAGTTAAATCGTGATTCAGAATTTACTGATCCAGATATTGGCTGGTCATTTACTAAGACCAGTGTTGGACGTGAGCTTATTGGTGATATTCAATTTGACTCTCCATTAAATGCTGGTGGAGTATATACAGAAACAGCTTGGACAAATAACGCTGACAATGTGGACACGTTTACACTTGGTGGAATTTTATTCATAGGACTTGGAGTAGCTGTTTCAACTCAGCCAAAAGTAATTTTAGAAATTGGAAAAACTTATCGTGTTGTTGCTGAAATTGAATCTTCTGGTTTTGTAAATGGAACAATCCCACAAGATATAAGATTCTAT